TTAAATAACAGGCAGATCGTCCCATTCACAGGTTCGCATGTCGTTCACGCAGTACATCACCACGCCGAAAACCTGGACTCCCTCTTCCGAATCTTCGTTGCCGAGTTCGGTTTCCCGGCCTGAGCCATCGAGAAACTCGAGCGCGCGATACGGATAGAGGCGCAGGCGGCGCAGCACGTGCACGCCCTCCTCGGCGACCACAATGATGCTACCGTGTACCGGCGTCGCAGACGAATCGACAACGAGCAGCGCGTCGGCGTGGATGCCGACCGCCAGCGCCTGACCGGAGGCGCGCAGCAGATATGTAGCGCTCGGTTTTGAAATGCAGATCTCGTCAAGGCTCAAGCGGCGTTCAACGTAGTCTGCCGCCGGACTGGCAAATTTTGGCATTCCCATGGTGTTTACCTCAAAATAGAATACTGTATACATACACAGTATAATCATTCAGAGGAGTTATCGGAAAGCGCCGTCGAGGGTAACGGCGCTATGCCCATGACAGAAGAGGAAATTAATAAAATCTGTTCATATTCGTTGCGGCATTCAGAGTGGCGTTGCCCTGTGCAATAGGGATTGAGTTCTCACAACCTATCCATGTAGAAACTACCGTAGTCCCCGGTTCCTGGAATACTGTTGCCTGCCCAAATGATGCCCCAAAATTCCTGATTATCCACCCGCACACACATGAATTTAACGCAGAAATGATCGCGATGGGTTTGGAAGCGTCACTATTGTTTGCCAGGTCTGCCATGCGAGGGACTTTCCCTGTGGGCTTAACCCACAATGCAGTCCCGCTTATGCCTCGGGATTTAACATTCCATAGCACAGCAGAGTTTTCCATCTCGATGACCACCCCTGTCCCGCCTCCGTTCCCTGTGCCATTTATGACAATATTCTCAATGACAGTGTCAGGGGATGTTAGGCGAACTGCGGTTGTCCCCTGCCCAATGCTACAGTTATTCAGGATTAATTCTCGCACGGTGCACCCCGTCCCAGCAGGGATAACTCCGTAATGCGCGTAGGTATCGATAGCTATTTTACCGATAGAACAATTCACTGCCGTGCTATTTAACTGTAGCTGGGTTTTAGTTGCGCCAAGAATGCTGGCATTTGCGACCGTACACTCATTGGCGCTTAGCATAAGGATTCCGTAGGGAGAACCTTGAGATCGAATTTCACCAATTGAACTGCCAGTACCTCGAATAATTGCCACCCACGGCTTTGAGTTCTGAACCTGCGGGCTGTCATCAGTGTAATAGCACACCCCAAGCTTCATTGTGTCTACACGGCAATAGTTACCGCTAAACCCAATACCAAGTGCGCCCCACTGGTCTACCTCAACAAAACCAACAGAGTTATTTCTGCCCAAATCATCACCGTCTACAGGTGCGCCAAAAATAGCAACGCCGCCAGCGATAAAGCCAGGCTCTGGGTTGCTGCCGGGTACTCCACATTTTTTACCGCTCGCACTCTCTACCCTGTTATACGAACCCTTCATTAAGAGCATGTCCCCGGCGCAATGGCCGACTTTAATACTCGAAACATAGTTGTGAGTGCCGCGCATTGCGATCGGATTATCTCGGATATTATCGCAGTATAGCTCCTCGCCCTTCCCGTTAAATCCGTTAAAACTAAATGCATCAGTACCAATGTTTTTAACGCTAACATTTCTAACTGATGAGTTATCGCCGAGCGCAAATGCGCCATTATTGACGACATCATTGTAGATACTGTCTACGCCGGCGATCCCCTCAACATTCATGTTTTGGAAGTGAATGTTATCGATTCGCGGCAAAAGCTGTACATCTGGCCCCGAAAAAACCGCCTGCACGTGATCTGCGAAAATTGTTGAGCCGAGAAAATCAATTTTCTGGCCTTGCATATCATTGGAGGGGAATCTAAGAGTCCGAGTTGTTCTATACCGCCCCCCCGGCGTCCCGGATATTACATGCCTTCTGGTTGCAAAAGCGGCGTTAATGGCATCCGTATCATCTGTTGTCCCGTCGGCTTTCGCTCCAAACATCTCAGGCATCACGTGCCCTAACGCGATGGCTAACGTCGTATCCCCGGCGCCAACCATGTTGTAGCCGTCAGGCCCAGCAAGTACGCGTTTATCTACTGCGTTACCAACGAGCAATACGCCATCTGGACCGGCGAGTTCTGTCCGCAGTTGATCTGGGTCGTATTTCAGCACATTAGGGAAATAGAACTGCTGCACACCGAACGCATCGTAAACGGCCATCGAATGGCCCTGCACAGTCACAAATTTGGCGATCTGACCACCGTACACCGGGTAGCCGCCGCTGTTGATAATGATGGGCTGGGCGATCGGGACGTGCGTGCCGTCTTCGTTTTCGAGATAGACCTGGATCTGGTTCTCGGGGATTGTCGGATCGGTGTCGATTTTACCGATGTAGATCCGGCCTTTCGCCGCCGCCTTGAATGAGCGCGCGAGCGTAAAAAGTTGTGACGGCATTGAAACAACGACGTTCGGGATAATGGTGTCAGCCATTTATTTTTTCTCCAGGCGTGCGAAATCCCCACAAGGCGCGGCTTGCGGTAGTGTTTAAGGTTGATTAATAGACCACGGTGGTCTTATTGTGGTTATAGACAGTATTGCCCTATGATGCCGATCCACTTTGCGAGGTGAGGCATCACAGATGGGAAGAGAAGACCCTCAATTTAATCTCCGGCTGCCATACGAGCTGAAAGAGAAAGTCAAACAGCGCGCCAAAATGAATGGCCGCTCGCTCAACGCAGAGATCACGCTGATAATCGAAGAAGCGCTGGCGCAACCGCCGAAAATAACCGGCTTTCGCGACGACGCCGAACGCCTGGCGCACGAACACGCCGAGCAGTTCAAAAAGGTTGTGGTCGAAACGTTAACCGCGATTTATCGAAAAGACGAATAACCCCATGCTATGCTTAGCGAAAACATAGGAGGTTTTATGGAAATTGTAGCTATCGCGCTGCTTATAGCTTTCTTGGTGCTCGTTGCCCAGTTGGGGCAGATAATTTCCTTACAGAAGAAAAGCATCAGTGAGACAAAAACAGTGGCTGCATGTCTAGACGAAGTAAACCGCAATCTAGGGCGGCATACTGAATCTGTATTCGACGCCGCAGATCAGTTGAAAAACAGCGTAGAGTCCATAGAGTTAAAAATTAGCGACATAAAATACGTTATGGACGTAATTGAAAAGTACAGCCTGCCAGATAGAGAGCAGAGAAAAATATTAGACCAAGTAAAGATCGACAACGAAATTTATCGGTAGGCCATCCTTGGCCGGTGGTTAATATTCCTTGCCGTCGGCCTCTCCTGAAAGCCAGCCGATAATACCCACTCTCGCGATCGCCTGCTTCTCCTCGCGCGACAACGTTCGGTAGAACGATTTCCATGCAGGGGAATTAGCGATACGCGCTTCCATTCTCCGGTTGACTACCTGCTGTCCTTTTTCAGGTAGCTTGGCGCCTTTTGCCTGTTTCACAACCGACCTAAATTCAGGCGATGCCAACAGACGATCTGCAGCAACGCTACGCGCCGGTCGGGCGGCCTCCTTAGCTGCCATACCGGCTACGGCGCCGTAGCTCAGCGTCGGGCCGACAACAGGAATGTGGCCCAGCACCGTAGTGGCTAATGCGCCTTTGCCATGGCGGTAAATTTTGTCCAGCGTGCCGCCTTCTGCATCGAATTGTTTAATGAAAGCGTTCAGCCTACCGGTTTGGATACTGCTCTCTCGCGCCTGGCGCACTGCCTGCGATACGGTGAAAAGATTCCGCAGTTGATTGGCGGTTCGCGCTCCGAGTTCGCGCTCCACCATCGGCAGAGTGCCGGAAGACTTCATCCCCTGATACCAGTCCACGAAACCCGGCAGATGGAACTCGTTCTCCTTACGGCTGCCCTGGCTGAAAGCATCGCGCAACGAGGTGGCCACAACCTCACGCCGGATGCGTGGCGAAGGGATATCCTGCTGCAGCGCCCGAAATCCTTTCGCGTCGCCCTTGGCTAGATTGCGGATCGCCAATGCTGCTTTTGTGCCGATGTCGCCGCGCAGGTCTTTGCCGAGCAGTCCAGTTAGCGCGTCTTCCATCGTGGTACGAACCCCGATCAGCTTCTTGGCAGCCTGCCATTTGTCACCCATGCCGGCAGCGACGACCGCCTGTTCCTGATCCGCTGTGAGGTTCGCGTAAAGCTGTTTCAACGCCCCTGTCTCTTCGTCGCGGAACGGTCCCGAGTTTTTGCCGATCGCCTGTCCGATCTGCTTGCGGATGTTGTCCAACCGCGCATAAGTCGGCGCAGTAGCTTCAGTGCCAACAGGAGCAACAGCGTTATAGACCCGCTTTTCCATCGTTGATAGGTGCTCAGCGCCTCCCAGCTCGTCCGCTTTACCGTCCAGATAGCGAATAATGTTGTTGGCTTCTACGGTCTGTCCCTTGGGGATGGCGGCGGAGATCTGGTTATAGAGCTGGTCAGATTTGTTCTGAACAGTGGCAATGCCGCGCTGGAACGAAGACAAAAACTTGTCATTCATCGCGGCTTTATCCGGCAGCGCGCCGGCGGCGTCCGTAAGATCTGTGGCCTGTTTAGCGATCTTGGTGAGCGCCTGGTTTTCCTGCGCCGCCAGCTGCGAACCAGGAACGGATTTCAGCGCCTGTTCGAAATCGCGATAGGCCTGATTGCCGGATACATGCGACAGCAACAAGTCGTCTTCGCGCAGCCCCAACTGCTTGGCGGCGTCGATAACATCTTGCCGCGGGGCGACATCGCGCGCAGCGTCTGCCATCCGCGGCGCAGTCTCTCTATCAGCGGCAGCGCCAACACGCGCGGCCACATCCTGCACACCTTGCTCGGGTGGCATTACGGATGCCTGTGCTCCTGGAGGAGCAGATACGGCCTGTTCTGGCGTTGCCGTGGCGGTTACCCCCGCAGCCCCTTCACGCTGCGCAGTGTTGCGAATAGCACCCGCAGCGCGCCCACCGGCGGCCAGCAATCCGCGCCCGATCACGCTGCCAGCCAGACCGGTAGCAAGGTTGCCCGACAGGTCGTTATTCTGCGTGGACTGCGCAATCGCACCAGGGAGGTTTTCCGCCAGCATGTTCGCCGCTTGCGTTGCTACCCGTTCTGCACGTCCAGCGCCAGCCGTAGACGCCAGCGCCGCAGCAGTACGTTCAGCACCAAGGCCAGGGATAAGATACGGGCCGATCTCCGCCCCCAACTGCGCGTAAGGGTCTGTCGGCCGCATGCTTTCCGGCAGCCGCAACTGCATAACCTGGTCTTCTGCCGGTACGCCTGCAGCGCCGAGTGCGGTGTTAACCACCTGCCCAGGGATATTGGCGACGTTCACAGCGCTTTGTGCCAAGCCTCGCCCGGCCTGCCCAAGGTTCTCTGCGAAAGTCGGCTCCGGCGCCGCCTGTACCCACGGTTGCGCCGCCTGCTGTGATAGCTGGGCCAGCTCACCTTCACCGCCCGGCTGCGCGGCTGGCTGCGTCCACTGCGCGAAACGGGGATCGGTGACGTAGTTAACCGTCTCTGCTGGAATTTGCGTTTTCTCACCACGCATAAATTTCTGTACATTGCCGGGACCCCAGTTATAGGCGGCCAGAGCGTCGGTAACGTTGCCGTGCGCGTCGAGCATCTGTTTCAGATACCGGCCGGCGGCCTCAACCTGCAGCGCCGGGTTGCGTTTTAGCTCTTCAGGGTCATAGCCCATACCGCGCGCTGTATCAGGCATCACTTGCCCCAGGCCGATGGCTCCCTTCGGACTGATAGCCTTCGAGTTGCCGCTGCTCTCCTTGCTGATCACCGCACTGAGCAGCCCCGCAGGGAGCCCGAAACGCTGCTCAGCCGCAGAAACAATATCGCCACCGGTTTGCGGTGGCGACTGTTCGGCCTGCGGCTGGTATTTGGCCCACGGCCCTTCTGAAGGTGAAGTGTCCGCCGACGTGCTCTGATATTTATCCCAAGGGCCTGCCATTAGTTCTTTCTCCAGCTGTTAGGATTGCTCGGGTCACCCCCGATGAACGTATAGCCGCCCTCGGTCTGCCCCGCGCGTGGTGCCGCAGCGCTGCCGCCAGTCTGCCCTGCGTTGAACATGTCGATTTTCTGCTGGTACGTATCGATCATTGGCTGCTGCTTCTGCAGATATGCTGTCTGGCGCTGGAGCACCTTTTGCCAGTTGTCGATCGCTGCCCGGGCAGCATTAGGCGACATGTTCTGATTGATAGCCAGAAATGCCCGCGCGGCCGCCTGGCCTTCGGAGTCCGAAACCGGGCCGGTGCCTTTCATCCCGATAACCCCCATCAAACGCGCCTGCCCCTGCATCTGCTCGATTTTGGACCACGCGTCGGCCGATTCCGTGCCGGGGATCCGCGAGTTGACTGTACCGCCGAAGCCGAACACACGATCGAACACCTCAGGCTTTATACTTTTCACCTGGTTGACCGTGTCGTACATGCTGGCCACGTTGTTGGCGTTGCTTTGGTGGGCGCCGACATAATCCTGCATTTTCTGTACGGCCGCCTGCTGCGTAGCCTGAGATTTCGCGCTGTTCTCGCCTGCCTTCAAACTTAGTTCCAACTGCTTGTTGGCGTTGTCTGCCTGGTTTTTCTGAGCGGTCAGGTTCAGTTGCTGTTGGCCCTGATCTAATTGCCCTTGCTGATAGGCTGCCTGCTGCTGCAGGCGCTGCTGCCCCAGATTCAAGTTTGCCTGTGCGATCTGGCCGGTCTGCTGCAATTTGGCGTTGTTCGCCTGGAGGTCGAAATATTTGTCCGGGCCGAGCGAAGCAATCCCGAGATGGTCTACGAACTGGCCGAAACCGGCCGGATTCTGCTGGTACATCTGCGCCACATCGGAAGGGTTAACGCCGACGCGCGCCAGATCGCCCGCGTTCTTCTGTAGCCACTGTCCCATTGCTTCGGGACTTTGCGACGCCAGACGCGCTGACGCCGCCAGACTGCCGACGGTATTGCGCTGGTCCTCATCGACGAAGCCCATACCGTTGCGCACGGCCTCGAACTGTTCGGGGTATTTGGCGACCAGCCCACGCATTGCGACACGATCGCCCGACGCATAAGCGTTGGCGTAATCCTGCTGGAACGCCTTCTGGCGCTGCTGCTGGTCTGCCTGCTTCCAGGTGTTAGCCAAGGACCCCGCGGCGCCCGCCAATTGCACGCCGAGGTTGTTCTCCCCGGCTCGCTCACGGTCGTTGTTATCGCGGATCAGACTCAGCGCGGTGTTTGCATCGCTGGCCTGCGGTGCGTTCGCATTATTTGTTCCGATACCGGCCAGCAACCCGCCGGCGTTGCCTTGTTGCCACGTTGCCATGATCGCCCCTTAAAACAGTGAACCCAATGCACCCAGGCCGCCACCGATCGCAGCCCCCCATGGACCGCCGATCGCCATACCCGCCGACGCGCCGGCCAATCCGCCGCCAAGGGCGTTCTGAAACCCGGACGGCCGGTTAGCATTCGCAGCCGAAAGCGCCGCTTGCTGCTGGAGCAGCTGGCCAGTGTTGTTCGCGTAAGACTGACCGGCGTTGGCCTGCCCCTGCAACGCACCTAGGCCGATGTTGGCGAGGTTCTGGTAGTTGTTCATCTGACCGGTGAGCCAGTTTTGCCCCAGCATAGGGGCAATCGTCGCCAACCCATTGCTGGTAGCAGTCGAACCCAGCCCGCCGGTTGCTTCAGCGGACGCCAACTGCTGATACCGAGCCTGATTCGACAGGTCTTTGAACTGACCGGAGTTGTAGTATTCGTTCAGCGCTTGCTGCTGGCCACCCAGCGATGAGAGGTTTTGCAGTTGACCGACATACTGCTGCGCCAGCGGCGTGAATGGCGCGAGGTTCTGCATGTTCGTTTGCCACATCTCGCGCTGCAGCGCAGTAGCCTCCCGATTAGCATCGGCCGCCGCGCCGGCGCCGTTATCGCCGCCTTTACAGTACACAGCGCGATCACGGACTTTGTTCATGAGCTGGAAAATTAGCATTTTTGCATGTCCTCATACTGCGAACGAGTGAGCTGATACAGCGTGACGCCAACTGGCCGCCCTTCACTGAAATAGGCGTCTTTCAGGTGCCCCACGCGTGTGGCACCCAGCAGGCGGATGATCGCTCGACCGTATTTTGTTGAATCCGGCACCATGGTGATGCTGTTCGTGAATGGCGAATTTGCCAGGAGCCAACGGCAGAAAAGCCGGTGGCCATCCAGCGCATACTTTCCGCGAAACCCCGGATCGTAGATGGCATGGCACTCGACAACGCTTTGCCAGAACGTGCGCACCTCGTGCACCCCGACCAGCATTACCCCCTCATAAATGCCGAGGTAGACCGCATCGGGCTTAATGAAGTAGTGATCGCCATCGTCGACAATGTTGCCGGTGTTCGCCTGGTCGTTCAGAAACGCCTGCAACCGCACCGGGTTATCGATTAATTTAATTTCCATCAGTTAATCATCCCGTGAGCGCGCGCCATGTCCTCCAGCGCTTTAATACGCTGGCACGCAGCTTTAAACGCGTCGGCCAAGGCCTGAACTTCAGCTTGCGTATAGGTAGCGCCGACGGTAAACGACTGGTCAGCGTTGAACGTCCCTTTGTTCGCCGTACCGGTTGCGGCAGTCCAGCCAGTTTGGCGCGCGCCAAGCACTGACAGCCCTGCCACTTTGTACGACCCGCTGATGTTAACGTTGCCGCCAACCTGCAATTTATCCGTGGTAGGCGTTGCGACGTTGCCCACGAGGAACGAACCGCCGGTAGCCTGCACCGACTGGCTCGTTGAAACAGCCTTCGATACCGAGTTGGTTTCCAGGGTATTGATGTCGCTTTCGGCGGTATCCAGTCGGGTGTCTAACGCCGATATATCGTTGGTGTTTTGCGTAATTCGCGTTTCATGGTCCGCCAGCTCAGCTTCATTGGCTGAGATGCGTGTCTCGTGATCAGCAAGTTCAGCCTCCGCAGCGGTGATGCGCTGCTCGTGATTTGCCAACGTAGCTTCTGCTGCGGTAATGCGCTGCTCATGATTGACGAGCGTCGCCTCCGCAGCCTCAAGCCGCGTTTCGTGATTTGCCAGCACCAGGTCCTGCTCGTCGTTTTTGACCTGTGCGTCCCATGCGCCCTGCCCGGCTTCGTTCGCTTTCCCGGCGACGTTGCCCAGATCGGTGCCTTGCTGAACGACATACAGCCGATAAGGCTGTGAGAAGATGGGCGGTAGCAGCGTTGCATCAATTCGCGTCATCTGTACCGTGACGGGTTTTGTGAGATTGTCATCAGCCACTATTCAATCCTCACCGAGCAGTCGCTCAGGGTTACCGGTGAGCGGGTGATCACGCGCACTTTAAAACCGATGTTCTTCCGTACCCGCCCCATTCGGCGCCACAGCACGCGTTTGTCATAGGCAAACGGCGCATTGGCACCGATCATCTGTTCCCGGCCGTAGTTCGAGCCGTCGGCGGTCGAGGAAATAAACAACCGCTCTGCGTACTGCGAAACGCCTGTCGCCGCTTCGAGTTCGAAGTCGAATACGCGGGCGTTGTTGGCTTTGAACATGGGGGTGAACAGCAGGTGTTCGGTCTGTTTGTCGTACTGCGCCGAGGAATCGAACTGCAGGGCGCCGACAACCGGTTCCAGCTTGTCCCCGGTGGTGATCTGGTTGCCCTCGAATACGTAATCGATCGCGCGATGCACATCGTCGAACAGCCCTGTTTTGAGAATGCACCACTGCGCGCCGTTCTGGCTGGCGGCCGCGTCGTAGCACAACACGTGCCGAAGCAAGTGGACGATAAGCAGCTCATGACCGTCAAAGCGAACAGTCTCAAGCACGCTGGTTGCCAGCTCTTCAGCCGTATAGCTGCGCAGCACTTTCTCCACAGTGGCCGTCGCGATCGTCGTAGGCTGCCCGCTGTTGATAAGATAAATCGACGGCGCCCCCGTTGACTGGTGGCTGATAAACGCGAAAGAATCCGCAAATTCGGTCTTGCAGTGCGTGCCTGCGATCCCCTTCTGCACCATTAGCGACGGCTGCGCCACGTAGATCGCAGATGCAGTGTCAGTGGCTCCTGTCAGCGAGAAATATTCAATTGTGCTGCTGCCAAACATCACGACGAAATCGCGCCAGATCCCGCAGCCGAGAATGCCGTCGGGCTGACTCTCGGCGCTGTAGAACGGACGGAACCGGTCTGGGTGCGATTCGTCCTCGAGATCTGTAACACCGAATGTTTGCGTCCCGTCTTTGACCCACACATAACGCCCACGAGCGCGGCAAATATCACGTACGCTGCCGATATCATATTGGGCGTAAGTTACGTCGCCGATTTGGGCAGGCCAATTCTGCAGGGTCTTGTTCGTTCCGTCGTATCGATACAGTGTCATCGTTCCGTTAGCGGCCACTGCCTGGCTGGTCGCGCTGTGGGCCATGCTGACGCGTGCGTTGCCAGAAACGTCGCCGCGCTCACCAGTGCCTTTGTACAGCTTGCCGCCCGCAACGCGATACACGATATTTTCAGCCTTGTTGAACTGCACCCCGCGAGAAGTGCCCGCCACGTCTGCTTTTTTCACCACCCCAGGGAATGAGCGAAGATAACCGGCGGCGTTCAGCACTTCTTTCGGCGTCGCCAGCATATTAACCGGCAGCAGGTCGACATAATCGGCGTTGCGGTAGTCCTTACCGAGACCTTTAGCCAGTGGAAGAGTCGGCATCGTCGTCTCCTTTGCGGTGGAAATAGTGGTGGCCGTTGTAGGTCGGGATCCGGTTACCGGAGCCGATAGGCATCCGGTTCGGGTAGCCGGCTTCGCGATAGACTTTTTTCGCGCGTTTCAGCGCAGAGGACTTAACCAGCAGCTCTTTGCCGTAGCGCGCGGTGGTCACTACTTTTGCCAGCGGTTCGATCTCGTAATCGGGTGCGATGCGCAGCGCCAGGTTGTGATATACCGCGCTGAGATGCGCCGTTTTCAGTCCGTGGTCGTCGCCATCCATCGCCGGTTCGCCGTCGGGAGCGAACTGATAGCCGATATCAATGCCCCCTGCCGGATCCTCGCGCCACTCGGCCATCATCATTTCAAGGTCATTCACGCCATCTTCAACAGATTGCGGTTCGACGTCGGTCAGCGTGGCGTTGGAGGCGATGCCGATTTTTCGCAGCGCGGCGAGCACCAGATCGCCTTTTGTGGTCAGGTTCATGGTCACCGCCTACCAGTGGTTAAACGAATTCGTCTGCGTTTTCAGACGGGCTTTTACCTTTGCGCTGCTTCTTAACCGGCTCTGGCTCTGGCTCTGGCTCTGGCTCTGGCTCTGGCTCTGGCTCTGGCTCTGGCTCTGGCTCTGGCTCTGGCTCTGGCTCTGGCTCAAACAATTTTGACGGGTGATCCAGCCAGCCTTCCGCCAGGTGGGCTTCCAGTTCGTCGGCCTCGATCACTTTTACGTGGGCTTTCAGCCCCCACACCAGCGTGTCGCCGCCGCGTTTGTAGATCATCTGGGACATGGTCAATCCTCAACAAAGAAAAAGGGGCCGAAGCCCCTTTTCAGTTGGTTAAGCGGTCTGGTTGGCCAGGCCGACGCCGATCGCTTCCGGTCGTACCGCGCACGCGGCATACCACAGCGCGATACGGCACTTGCCGGTTAGGGTCGAAATATCACCCTGCGTCGCGAAGATCCCGTTCAGGCCGACGCCAGGGATGGCGAACGACTGGGTTTTCATGCCCGCGAACAGTTCGTGGTTAGCCGGGATCGGTTGTGATACCAGGCGAATGGAATCATCTGCCCAGAACACGTTCGTTTCCGCGGTTTTCACGTTCAGGATGTTCACCGCCATAGTATTGGCCAGCGAGGTGTTGACATTCGCATAGGCGCGTTCTTCAGGGGTCAACGCGGTATCGTCCAGCGCAATTGGCTTAGGCGCAATTGTCACGTTGGCGCCGTTCACCGCAACCACTGTGAAAGTGGCGTCGTGAGTAAGCACGTTTTTCGCCATCTGCGACAAATACTTAACGCCAGCAAAGCTGATCTTGTCACCGCGCTTCAAGCCAGTGCCTGCGCTCAAAGTGACGGTAGCTACGCGGTTATCGACGTTTTCCTTGTTGCCGTCGGCATCCAGGCGCCACGCTTCTGGTTTGAACTTCTGCGCTCCGGATACGGTCAACCCGGTCGCCGTAGACGCCGCCAGGGTTGGCAGTTTAGGAGAGCGCAACACGTCATCGAAACCAGCTACTTGCCGCTGAATGCTGCCATTTTTATAGGCATCTTCAGGGATGCGGCCGAAAATATCGCGGTTGATCAGGTCATGACCCGCACGCTTGTAGTCGCCAGGGTTGAAGAAGTAGGACAGACCCGCATCACGATTGAGTTCACGAGCAAACATGATCTCTTCTGCATCCGCGACGAAATCCCAGCCACTACCGGTTGCAGTGCCGATCGGTTGCGGGTTGGTGACAACCAGCGAGCCCATATCAACTGCCTGCTGCGCAATCGCCTTTTCGACGTTGTTCGCCAGCTTTTTGGCTGATGCCTGGATGCGGCGGCGATAAGAGCGTTCATCACGCAGATCGTCGGCGCGCAGTTGGAAAAAGTCGTTGTCCGGGTCGCCCATGTTGCACTTCACGGACAATTCCAGCACATCGGTGGCTTTGTTGGTCAGATCCCAACCCGGCTGGGTCGGAGCTTCCTGTTCGACCGGAAGCCAGAAGGTGTTACCGGAGCGCTGCAGCGACGGCGCTGGCGGCGTGTATTTGTTGGTCTTCTGCGCCATAGGCGTCAGGTTTTCTACGGTTTCGACAATCTCGTCCACCGCGTAGGTGATCATTTGACCTTCGTTAAGAGCCATTATTTGAGTTCCTTAAGCTTTTGTTTGAGCATGCGGTAAGTCGCGGTGTCGCCTTTGTTGGCGGCAGCTTCCATTTGTTTCTGGAGCGAATCTCGGTTAGCAGCAGCGGCCTGGCCCTGCACAGGCTCGTCAACCGCTGGGGCGCCGGAGATTTGCTTACCGCGTGGTTTGAGAGTTAAACGGTCTGACAGGCGAGTCAGCTCAATGATGGCCTGCGTTTGCGGCAGGCTCAGGATGTCGCGCGCCTTCTCTGGGTTTGCGCCCAGGTGGTAAAAAATCGCTGCGGATTTCTCAGGGAACAACGCCATAATCTCCGCATCGATACCCGGAGCGAGCATTGAGCGGAAAGCGTCCTCTTTCGCCTGATAATCCGGCAGGTTGAGTTTTTCGGCCGCGTCGTAGTGTTTACGGGCTGCATCCACATAAACGGCTGACTGCTGCGTGAACGCCTGCGTTTTCTTGCCCTGTTCGGCTACGGCGTTGCTGCGAGCGTCCTGCGCTTTCATCAGCCACTCAGTATTAGCGGCGTTAAAAGCGGCAAGCGCCCGGCTCTGGTCGTAGTCGTATTTGGCAAGGCCGTCGTCGGACAGATATTGGTTAATGTCCGGCTGCGCTGGCAGCTCAGGCGCCACGCGCAGGTTATCCGGCAGTTCGCCACGGCTCACCGCTTCCATCTGCTGCTCAAGCTCGCGTTGACGCTTGCGCTCGATGCGTTTGGCGGCGAAATGGGCGTTTGTCGCCGGATCCTGCTTAGGTTTGGTCTCATCGTCGTTCAGGACAATATCGAAGCCGCTCTCCTGGCCTTCGCTGCCGTTGGCATTATCGATCAGCTGGCCTTCAACAGGTGCCGCCTGCTGAGTGCTGGACAGGTTTTGCTCTTCAGTTACCTGAATTTCGGTGGTGTCGGTCATGATTTAATCTCTCGCTATTGAGGAATCTCGGCTGCTCCGCCGGAGGGTTGATTTGCTTGCCGCAGCAGATTGGTTAAATCCATGCGGCGGGAATGGAGTTGGTCTTGCCCTTTGAGGACAAGCTCAGCGTCAGCGCGGGCACTGTCGCCCTGCTTCGTCTGGAAGTCGCCGAGCAATTTCAGCGCAGCGATCACATCGTTTTTCTTGGTGCTGTCGGCAGATGCCAAGATTTCAACCACGCGCGCGGCCGAAACCTGCGCATCTGTCTGCGCTTTGAACGCATCGACCTGGATTTTCGCCTGGTCGTTCTGTGCTCTCTGCAGGTCTGCCTGCCCCTGCAGCAGCACACCCTGCGCCTGCACCATTGCGGCGTCTGGCTGGCCCTGTTGCTGTTGAGCCTGCATCACTGCCTGCTGCTCTTCTTCCGTCTCTGGCTGTTTCAGCCCCATCAGCACCAGCTGCTTATTGGCATACTCGCGCATGATCTCAACGCCCTTGCCATCCAGCAGCGTGAAGTACTGCAGGAGCAGCATCTGAAACTCAGGCGTGCCCTGCGGGACTTTGCCGAGCAATTCCTGGATCTCCGCGCGGTTCTGGTTTTTCATGCTCTGGAACGACGGCCCCACATCGGTATAGGTTTCATACCGGCCGCGGATGTCGTTCAGCGTGACGATCTCGCCGGTCTGATAGTCCACAACCTGCGTCAGCAGCTGCACGTCCTTTTCGCTGCCGTCCGGGAGCGTCATCAGCACCGTGCGCGGCACGTCGTAGAGGTCATTGACCATAGCGGCATAAACCTCACCGTCGCGGCGCATCGCCGTCGCGAGGTTGTCCTGGAACACGTAGGTTTCCAGATCGGCGCGCATGTTCAACTGGTTGACCGTGTCAAAGGCCACGTTACCGCCGGCGGCCTCAGTGTCGACGCCGAGCGTCGCGACCTCTTTCACTGCGTTGGTCGCCGCCTCAAGCATGTAGGCGTTGGCCTGCGGCACCTCCGGGTTGTCCATGTAGCCGAGAGGCTGCGGCGGGATGTCGCCGCCGTTTTCATCGGTTCGGTTCAGCAGGTAGTACGGGAAATCATCCTGCCCGCTGTACATGTACTCGTACCCGGCGATCTGCTCCGGCCAGAAGAATGGCTTTTTCTTCGGTGTCCGCGCGACAATGTCCGCGTTGAACGACATGATCATGTTGCGCAGGCGCTGGCCGTCTTTTGTCAGCCGGACGACGCCCTCGTAGACCTCTTTGTCGCCCGCAAACCCCCACTCCCCGTAAACAGGGATGATCGGCAGATGTTCACCAGCGATCAGCTCGCGGTCCTTCAAAATGCATGAGGAGGTGATCACGGTTTTGTATACGCGGCGACGCTTCACCTTGCGTTCTGCAATTTTCCGCAGGCCGCGCTCGGCGAGGTCATCGATCACGTTTGCGATGTCGCGCTTGAAGTAACTCACCGGTTCGCCTGTCAGCGGATCCTGATAGATGAACGCAGTTTCCTTCTTTTCCTCGACCTCGTAATACTCGCCGACGTAAACCACATCCTTGGTCAGCCACGGGAAAAGCCATGTCTGATCAGGATTCTGGAAGTCGGGAATATCGTCGGGGTCGAAACCGTTCTCCTCGGCGTAGCTCTTCCAGCCGTCCATGCTCATGGCGTTGATAACCGTCACGTGCTTGGCGTCGCTCTTATCCATCTGCTTGGCATTGCTGTCCCAGATGACGTGCGAGGACGCCTCGTGGATTGGCAGCCGGCGGATAATCTGGTTATTGCTGGTCGGGTCCTGGTCTTCGTAATCGGTGACCAGGCGCCAGGCGCCGACGCCCGCCTCGATCTGTTCGCGCACGGCCACGTTAACGGCAATTTTTGCCGTGTTGTGGCGCATGTCGGTGCGGTACATGCCCATCAGCACGTCGGCCGCGTTCGGGTCGGCGTTGTCTTTCGGGCGGTAAAGCACATCGATCGGGTTCTGGCGCATTTCTGCAACCAGCTTGCGCACTACCGGGCGGACAACGTCGAATTGCCCGCGGTATTGCAGCGTTGTGTATTGGCTCAGCCAGTCATCCCACTGCGACACTCGCGAAAAATACAGGTCGTTGGTCGCTTCGGTTCTGGCTTCGTCGCTTGACATCCAATCCCGATCGAAGATCGTCAGGATGGTTTGCAGCCTGTCCTGCTGCTTGTCGTTGTCAGCCATCATCTACCTCGTGGGACGTTGGATCGGCCGAATTGGCGCTGGGATTTTTTTCTCTTTGGGTGTTCTGATATCGCGCATCATCCGTGCGAATCGGCGCATCATGTAGGCGTAACGCACAGCATCAATGACGTCGTCGTTTGTCTTCGAGATCTTGCCGTTCTCGTCCCTGTGGTAGAGACGGAATTCTTCAAAGAAAGGCTCGCAGGTGTTGAACACCCGGAAGCGACCTTCAAGCATGAGATCTCGAAGTTCAGTCAGGCCAGATTCAACAGAGTTCCCGCCTTCGGCGAAGGTTGCGTGCTCTTTCAGCATCTGGAAGCCTGCGTCGGCATACTGTGTTTTAAGCTGTGCCCCGCCACCTTTTTCGTGCTGATGTCCGTCGTGCGGCCACGCCACGGGAATGCGAGAGGACCACGCTTTAACGGCGCTCCAGGCTTCCGTCGCCGTCTTCTCGCTTTTCTTCCACACGCGCGCCAGATAGAACACATCTTCGTCTTTATCCCACCACAGCTGCACGTGTGCCTGCGGGTGATCCCAGCCAAAGTCCTGTCCGTTGATGACGTAGAAATGCCCGGGGCATTCAAACGGCTGGCACTTGATGGTTTCTTCGGGGATCTGGAAGATTCGCCCGCTACCCATCGTCGGGATGCCCTTTGCACGCGCTTCACGCTCGTGCTCCGGGTACGATTCGATGATCCGCTCGCGCTCGGCGTCGGTGTAGTGCTCGGCATCGTGAATGGTCATGGTGACCACTTTCTGCGCCTTGCTCGGGTTCTTGATGAATTTCTCAACAACCTGCGACATACCCATCAGCGGGGTGAATGTCAGCAGCGAGAACTGCCCGTATTTGTTGGTACGCGTCAGGCCTTCGGAGTAAATCGCATACGGCGGCTCTTCATCGAACCAGACGCCGTGCACCGTGTCACCCTGCCAGCGCTGGCGCCCCTGCGAGTACGGTTTGAAGTAACAGATGGACATGCCATCTTCGACGCCGTTCGGCGAATGGTGGCGCACCAGCAGGTGATCGACCAGGTTCGGATAGAATGGCGATTTTTTCCAGCTGATGATGTCTTCTTTCGGGAGCAGGCCATAGCCTGGCTCGTCATTCTCTTCGATACGCCCGCAGAGAATACGCTGGGTGGTTTTGGTAACGGTTTCGTTGGTCTCGCCACCTACCCAAAACACCACCGGCTCGTTGAACCGGCGGCCTTGCCAGCTGCCAGCATAAGCGCCGTCCTCGGGGTAGCCCGTAGTACCCGGATAGCGTCCGGTGAGATGGAACGACACCTCGGCGCCACCGGTAAAGGATTTGCCCAACTGGTTACCGGCCATGAAACAGCGCTCGGTGTACTCGCCGCCAGCGTCCAGAAATTCGCGCTGCTTAGCGTATGGGCTATATTCGTAAAGCAGATGCGTGCGGCGATACTCGTCTTCCTCTTCCAACAATGCGAGCAGTTCGGCCTGCTCCTCGTCGGTCAGGTCGTCGATGTCAATCGCTGCGTCTACCACGGCTTAGCAACTCCTTAATGCGCGACTGGCGCACCTCGCGATTAGCCGGCGGGGTGACGTCTTCAGTCTCGATCTTGTCTTTGAAGGCCTGCACGCTGATGTGTTTGCCAATCAGCTCTAGGTTTTTCACCTTGTCAGGCCATTTGATTTTCTTCAGGAAACCGACCATTTCACGGTCTTCACCGCGGCCCTCGAACATTTCGGCCAGGTCGAAGCCGCTGAGATAGCGGCGCCAGGCTGCCGGCCAGTCCACGATCGGCTTGATGCTGCCGTCGTTGTTGAAGATGTCCGCCGCGTCCATCTGGTCGATCTCCACCAGGCGCAGTAGCACGTAATTGGCATCGATGCCCAGCTGCGAAATGCGTTCGCGCTTCAGCTCGTCGATGCGTGCGAGGACTTCTGGCTCTTTCAGCAGGCGGGGGCCGATGTTGCAGGCTGAGCGAGCGCTATACCCTGCCCGCTCAGCCGCCGGGGCTGCCTTCAGATCGATGATGTATTCGCGGCAAAAAAGCTCTTTTTTGTCCTTGAGTTTTCCTGCCATGATTTATTCCTGTCTCGCTTGGCGCGAAAAATTACGCGCCCGCGGTGGTTGCAATGGAGATGTTGCCGGTGCCGTCGAAAGTCGCGGAGCCGGTGACGGCGCCCGTCAGGGTGATCGTGCGCGCCGTTGCCAGTTTGGTGGCTGCGGCTGCCGTGCCGTTGCCCGCTAACGCGGTGCTGGCAGTAGTGCCCAGCACCAGGCTTGACGTGCCGGCGCCGATAGCAGTGCGCGCCGCGGCTGCGTTGGCTGCGGTCAGCACCTGACGACCGACGGATGTCGCATCGGTTATATCCGCTGACGTGACATCGCCACCACCGCCGCCCGGGGTGTACTGCGCTTCGAAAGCGGCAGCGGACATGAACACCAGTTGGCCGGTTGCGTCCTGCACCAAATAGCCGCCGACAACAGGCTTCCAGTCGCGCATAAAGCTGTCGGTCACGGTCACCGCGGGGTAACCGCCCTCTGGCGTGATAACGCCGTAGCCATTGTCCTGCTGACGGATAGCGCTGATTTTCACAGCGTTCACCTGGGTGTTGTTACCCGTAAAAATCGGCCATTTGTTGCTCATGCATCACCTCACTGGAAAAGCGGCAAAGCGTCTTTCACGCCCTGGATCGCCTTAATCGTACGGGTCAACGGAGTTTGCTCAGCCTGTGCCAGCGCATACTGACGGTTGAACAGCTCCAGCTCCAGCTTCAGGGAGTCATCGGCGATGTAGTCGATTGCCTCCTGCGCCGCGGCGGTGTCGTTCTGCACCAGCGACAGGATGCTGAGGCGCAGCTTTTGCTGGTCGGTAAGTTCTGCCATTGGTGAGTCCTCGTGATTGGCGGGTTGTCATTATCGAAGCCCCTCGGCGAAGGGCTTCTGTAATGCGTGTTAGGCGTCATGCAACTGCTGTTTGAGCAGATAGCCTTCCAGTTGCCAGATTTTATTTCGCGCGTTCTCTCGGGCGATCTTGCGGCCGATCTCTGGGTCGAAGTTCTCCGGGGAGGCGCAGGCAGATTCACCGGTTACGGTGAAACCGTTGGCCAGTTCCAGCACGCAAAACGTCAGCAAGCAGAGGGATTCGGCCACTGGAATTGGGCTGTAACGTTCTGTCTTCTTGGCGTAATTGCCCTGCACACCGTCTGCGGCGGTGAAGTAGTGTTCACCGACGATGATGCTCTCGATTCGTGCGGGGGTGACGCGCGGCGCGGTTTTACCTGCGGCCTGAATTGCTTGTTCAATGGCCTGTTCGGTCATGGGTTAGTCCTCGTAGGGGTTAAGCACACGTTGCGGATGTAGTCCTGCAGGCCCGCTATTTGGCTGCGGGCGGTTTCGATTCGCTCTCGGAGACGGAAATAATCCCGTTCAGCGGCGTCAGTAAGTCGGGGGCCGGTTGCATTAGCCACGCCGGCGGCGCCGGTGGCTGGGCACGTGGCGGCGAGCTGCAGCCGGAGATTGCCAGCGTCAACAGCGCGCTGCAGAACATCGATTTGATTCTTGGCATCGTTCAGTTCCTTGGTGCGGTGCTCGTCGATGGCCGCCACCGCGCGCTGTGTGCTGTTCTGCCAGTCGAGCTGGCCAGACAGCTGGCTGTTGGCCGTTTGCAATTTGTCGCGTTCGTGGCGCAGCGCCTGATTGCTATATGCGAAATACGCCAGCAGGCAGAGCACCACGGCCACAATCGCGGCCTGCCAATGCGGTAGCGGCCATTTCATGCGAGCACCGCAATAGCGCGGCTATAGCGCGCTGTACGCTGGTCGAGAGCATGCAACGCCGGGTTAATGCGCCGGGTGGCTTCGCGGACATCGGCCGCCACCTGGTTGATGCTGCGCGATTGCCAATACCAGCCCGCCGAGCGCGCGGCGTTCACATCGACCGTCAGAAGATCGGGATTGGCGACCAGGTCGAGGCCCAACGCTTTGCCGCATGATTTGTGGTTGTCGAGGAAGGTGATCTGGATCAGGCCGTGGCCGCGGAACTTCCAGCCGTCGCCAGGCAGCTTGTTGCCGTAGCGCCCCTGGTAGACCAGATTGGCGATCGCCTCCTGGCGCGCAGGGTGATCTGCTGTGCGGCCGAGCATCGCGGCCTGGTCACGGCTGATGCGGTTACCGAACGTTGTCAGCAGCGCCGCCGGCGTGTAGTTGAACGACTCGGCCAGACGGGTGAAGCCCTGCGACTCGTGGCCGGTCTGAGCGATGAACATCGCCCGCTGCACCGGTGTTGTGATGCCGAACTCGGCCATAGCGGCGGTGATCGGCTTGAACCAGCGCGCGGCCAGTTCGGCGCTGATACCCGCCGCCTGTTGGAATTGGTCTTGTGTCATGGTGATTACGCCTGCGGTTTGCTGTTGTCGTCGCTGACGCCGAAGCGCTGGTTCAGCACGCGGATCAGAACGCCGCGCACCTTCTCAACGCCGATGAAGCCAATGGCGCCGCCCAGGGCGATAGTCGCCGCCGGCGGTAAGCCGATAAGCCCCATGCATGACGCCGCTGTCAAAGTCAGTGCGCCGCAAAGCGCGCCTTCAAGCAGCATCTGGCGCCAACCGCCGCCGGTATAGGCAACGCGCAGAATGGTGATCGTGATCGACATAAGCACACCCCCGATAGGCGTTTCTCCGCGCCACCAGGACTGCAGCAGCTCGATCCAGTCGGGCCAGCTGTGAGGGTTGTTCATTTTCATGCCCCTCCCCCTGCCGGCGCGCGGCCAGCTCGGCGGGTTCCAGAAACGAAAAAGCCCCGGCGGGTAGCCAGGGCTGTGAATGGGTTGGTGGCAAGCAACGGAATCGAACCGTCAAGCGTGAGCCACAATTTGCACACGCCACGCCTTGTGAACCTGCCAATATTTTCAATGCGGAGCGCCATCCACCAAGGTACCGACACCAACCCCTACGTTGCTTCGGGACACGAAGTTATTCGGATGGCGCTCGGCATTGAAAATTATCGATTTCGGGGCCTATTTAACATAATGAACCTTACGCGCACCGCCGTAACAGCACTCACCGCGCGATCGCGGCGAGCTGCGTGTTTTGTGCAATCTTCTGGGCAATACGGCGGAAAACGGACTGCATAAATCGTGCATAAAACAGGGTGCATTTTGCATAGCCGATTTTATGGCTGAAACGGCTATTTTGAGAGGTTTTCTGATTTTGGGCGCCAGAAACGACAAGGCCCCGCCGAAGCGAGGCCGTGTTTCACGAGGTCGGTGTGCATATACAACTCTTGCACGTTATCTGTATAGCATAGTTTTCTGTGTACACAAAGAAAATCTTATTCGCACACTTCCGGATCCATGTCCAACGGAATGCAGAACGTTGCCAGGCACCCTTCCAGAAATGCCTCAGTCGAATACAGCGAGCGCCGCACCGCGTTGAGGTCCATGTTTAGCGCCTCCGCTATCTGGCGCAGCGGCAGCCCGCCGATGTAGCGCAGGCCCAGGATCAGCACGTCTTCCCTGTCGCGCAGCTTCTTGAAGCGACTGACGCAGCCGTCGATCATCAGCCCGTCGTCATCGCTGCACGATTTGCCGCCCCCCGCCATCGGAAGGCGCGCTGGCGTGACGGACATCGCCGGCCAGTCCACCGACGTGCATTTTTCCTCGCTGATTGCCCAGCGGCCCCACCGCTCTAAAACTTCTTGCATATTTCTGCGCATTTAATCCAACCTCATCAAATCTAATCAAACCTGCAAATTTTTACGCGTTATCGTTTCTAGATAGGCGGTCCAGCAGCACGTCTAAACTCTCTTCAATTCGCCGGTGGGATATGGCAAGCCCGCGCAGGTGCATCGCTATCTCATCTGCACCTGCGGCCTGCATAAAGCCTGCTATTAGCTCCGGGTGGTTTTTTGCATAACCTTTCCCTAACGCCTCGTCGATTTCGATAATGGCTGTACGAAGCCACGTTGTTGCCGTACTACCGGCTTGGTCCATCAAGGTTTCAGCTGATGGTAAAGTGTCTGATTCTCTTAACATTTCTAAATCTCCTGCATACGTTGCGAATTAACTGATGAGGTTGGATTCGCACTTTTCATAGTAACATCATGTAGTTATCCAACCATCCAACCTTTTTAGAAATTTTTTATACTCCTGCATGGGCGCATGCGTACGCGCGCGCATATGTAAGTATTTAAATTTAGTTAGATAGGTTGGATAGGTTGGATAGCTGAATGAATTTATTAGCTATTTTCACCATCCAACCTAACTATTTAGGTTGGATAAGGTTGGATTCCCAACCCGTTAAAAATTACGTATTCCGTGCTAGTCGCTTTTCGCCCAATGACGAGGCTGCCCTGGCAAGGTGCAAAGGCGTTTCGTTTTGTACCCGAGATCCTTCATGATTTTGGCTACCTTCATTTCGTCCCCGCGTTTGACCTGCGACGCTTTGAAGCCGATTGCTTCGACCAGCAGGTCCTTAGAGGTCAGCGGCACGCGATCGCAGTTCTTCACGAGGGAGTTGTCGCTCAGCTCGGTAGATTCGGCCTCCAACCACTCAGCGATGCATGACACCCATACGTCGTCTTTCACCTCGTAATCGCCTAGCACGGTCTTGGCCAGCGTCTCCGCGCGCTCCCACGCAATCCCTTCTGCCTTAAACACCAGAACGGCTTCTGCCCATAGCTGCTCGCGCTCAGTGGCGATCTGTGCGGCGATATGCTTACCGTCGATGTCATCGGGGATGGTCATCGGCAGCCAGCGGCGGTTGCCTTCGGTGTCGGTCAGCGGCGTGTCAGTGTTCACCGTGGCGATGAAACCACACCGGCGCGGCAGCGTGTCGTAATGCTCCCGGTACAGCCCCCGGTTGCGGTCTGCGCGCGTGGAGATGGTGACGCGCACGGCGCCGATGCCGGCCTTGTTCATACCGCGCATCTCGCCCAGCTCGATAACGTTGTGCCCGCGCATCTCACGCACGCGCTCAGCGGCAGGTTTTTCGAAGTCCAGTTCCATATAGTGCTCCGGCGTCGGCGCCATTGCGCGGATCCCCTCGGACTTGTTCTTACCCTGCTGGCTGACCAGCACCACCGCCATGTCGCCCTTAATCCCGGGTTCGAGAGCACGCCCGGCGAGCAGCGTCCACCAGTAGCGCCCTACGGCTTTGCTGTAGGCTGAGGATTCGATGCCCCAATGACGGCAGAAGAACGTGTCTATGCGCGGCACGCCGTCCCAGGCAGGCAGCTGACTAAGCCAGTCCTTGAGCGAGTCGTACCGGTTTTCGTAGGCGATGAGGCGCACGGACCGTTTGATCTCCGTCTCCTGGAACTTCTTGAACTGGAGATTCCGTTCGAGCGTTTCGTGGATCTTGGTGTAGTACTCGTCACGCAGCAGCAGATGCTCGCCGCGCGGCGTGGTCAGAATGACCTCGTTACGGAATTCATCGAGGCGGATCTGCACGCCGCAGAGATCTGGCCTGCGCAGCGCCAGCAGCACATTGGTGATGGTCCCTTCAATCTGCCCGTTTTTGTCGCGGGAGAACGCCGGCAACGGCAGGTACTCCTCGCCGCCCTCGGCGGGGATCACGTCGAAATCGTTGTCGCGGATGCCGATCGCGTTGAGGAAGTCGCCGTCGTTGCGGTGCGCACAGCTGGCGTGCAGGCAGCGGAAATGCCCCTGCTCAAAACCGCCGGTGCCCGCGGGGAAATAGGCGGTTGCGGTGTTGTCGGCGCTCTCGGTGCTGTGCCCATCCTCGAATGGGCAGCGGATATAACGCTCACCGCCGGTGCCCCAGTCGAGTGTCCAGTCGTTTGCATCAAGGTAGTCGGCCGTCTCGTCCGTGGCGCCAGCGTCGCGCGCGCTGCGGTCGCGCAGCCGCCCTTCTTTCTCGACGACGGTTTCGCCAGCGCCGAACACGGTCTCCAGCATGCACCACACGGCCTCGAAATCGTCGGCGCCCAGCACGGGGATCTCGTCTGGCAGACCGCCGTCCCACTCGTAGCGGGCGCCGCTCGGGTGCGTGCCCAGCGCGACGAACTGCTGGCCGGTGGCCAGGAACTCGATGTTGCCGGCTTCGGTGCGCAGGATGCGTTTCGACATCTGGCCTTCGAGCTGGAACGCCAGCAGGAATTTCGGACTGTTGCCGCGCATGCGTTTGGGCAGCGGGCCGATCATGGTGGTGACCGCGCTGAGAATGGCGCCGGCAACAACCGGGTCAGACACGTCCACATCCAGCGCGCGGACAGTGCGCGTCTGCAGCAGGATGCCGTAATCGGGTTGCTTCGCCCAGCGGCCGACATCGTCATCGGTGCTGGTGCGCGCGGTCCAGTTCTTCAGGCCGGCGACCATGCCCTGCCCGTTGTAATGGCTCGGCGTTTTGCCGGTAGTCTTGAGTTTGCTGGTCGGTGAGATCGGCGCATCAGGGCGCGACACAACCGGCAGCAGATCGGGGGTCAGCCCCAGCACGAACGAAAAGTGGAACCAATCATCTGGCGCAGCGCCCCATATTTGTTGTTTTGGCATGGGTTACGCCTTATCGTTATCTACTTGTTTCGCGTGAAAATCTTCAAGTGCCCGAATAGTAGACATTCTCGGGTCTTTATGCTTACCGGATAGCAAACGGGACAGGATACTTTGCCGCACGCCAGTGTGTTCTTGAATCTGCATTTGGGTGAAACCTGCGTCGACCAGGGATTTCACGATTTCTTGGGGTGTTTTATGTGCCATGTTGAGGCTCCTCTTTGATTGCTTAACTATACGAAACCGTATAAATAAAGCAATACGAAATCGTTAAATTGGATCTGTTAAAATATCCGTTAGCGTATAGTTGGCGCGAATTTTATACATAAGGCGCGATACCAATGAATAACGAAACTGATATTTTAGAAAGGAACATCAAGCACTTAATGGATAAGGCGGGGATATCCAACACCACCGAATTGTCTAGACGTTTGCGGATGAACCAGCCGACCCTGCATAGACTGCTGTCAGGTGAAGTTAAAGACCCGAAATACGGAGTCCTAAAACAGATAGCTGATTTCTTTAAGATCGAGGTAAAGGACCTGGTCGAAACCGATATGCCAGCAGGGGGCGAATACTCCACCACTGGCACCATAGAATTAGCGTTCGCAAAGGTACCTGTCGTAGGGGGTGCACAGCTAGGTGAAGGTGTTGTGTGGGCCGACCTACAATACCCTGTAGGCCAGGGAGATGGTTTTCTACGCTGGCCTACCAAGGACCCGAACGCCTATGCATTGCGCTGCGCCGGCGACTCAATGACCCCCCGCATAAAAGAAGGCGAGTTCGTAGTAGTCGAGCCTAACCATAGCTACAGCCCGGGGGATGAAGTGTTGTTGGTGACAGACCAAGAGGAGGCAATGGTAAAAACGTTCCTTTATACCAGAGATGGCTACGTGCACCTGTCCTCGATCAATGAAGCACATCCCCCGATAAAACTTGAAGTGCCTAAAATTGCTAAAATTCACTATGTTGCAGGTGTCGCAAAATCTGCTCTGTGGTGCCAAGAATAAAACCTCTCCAAATCAATACCGTATAGCAAGCCGCCTCTATGGCGGCTTTTTTATTTGCAAATAAATACAAAAACGGATTGCAAGGTCATCCGTTAATGTATATAAATACGTAAACGCATAAACATGGCGTTTACCAGACAGTCGAACGGCGCGACTTTAAACCATGCGTCGGAACCGCGGCGGGGCAAGGAGCTGGCAATGCGGGGCAAAGTGAACTTATCAAGCGTCCTGCGGGGCGCTTCATTAAGACCACTCAGGAGTAAAACGATGAAACTCGAACAAAACGCGAATTGGCAGACCAAAGCACGCGGCGACAACGACAGCGAATATCAAATTTACCTTGCCTGTGCTGACGACGGTAAAGGCAACGAATTCATGACCGGAAAACCGCTGAAAACGTATGACGAGTGGCTGAACAGCTAAGTGATTTTACCGCTGCCCTTGCGAGCGAGGGCTTCGGCAAGACCACTACAGCAGAGGGTTACACGATGGCCAGCAAAGGCATTCAGAAATTAGTTAGTGATGCAGAAGCCGCCGGATGTCATGTGCGTCGAAATGGAGATCGCTTCGAAATCAGTAAACCGGGTAGGAAAGGCATCACGCTTGTTATTTGTGCGGATGGTACTGCATACCGTGGAGATTGCGACCTGACTGTGTGCAATGCAATTCGAACACAAGCAGAAATGCGAAAAGTTTTGAAAATCAAATAACACCCACCGCGCCCTACGGGGCGCACCAACAGGACCACCACACCATGAAATCCCTACATTTCATCCATTCAGGCGTCAGCGGCTGCGCCGAAGTGTCTGGCGCCACCGTGTTCGTGCGCTATGCCGGCGCCGGTTTCCACCTGTCGGCCGCCAAAGACGGCCTGCGCAAGAAGATCATGGCCGAGCTGGCAAAAGCTGGCCTGCTGCCGAAAACAATCCGATCTTAAAAAGTAGATGCGGGTGCGTCAGCGCTTTATATAAACCAAAGCCATTAATCATACGGATCGTAATCAGTTTGAACGCGAAAACTGCTTTGACGTTCAAGTTCTTCAGTCTTAGGGAAATGTTTGCGTGCGAACATGTAGGAGGAATTACAGCTATGGCATTGCATATCAACCACCATACCCACACGAGCAGGAACAGATATACCTCTAACTTGAAGTATCGATTTTTGCTTTCTGTTGTAACACTGGGGGCAAAGGTAAATAACAGGCTCGTTGCCGTTCTCAGACGGTTTGATGCGATAGACCAACGTCCCGGGCATAGCGCTAAAAAGCTCATATCTCGACGCCTCCGCTTCCCAGTTCTCTTTCTCTTTTTTCTCATTTTCAAGCTGAATGATTCGCTCCTTGGCCTCAATCAAAAGCTCTTGCTGAGAGATATGTCGCATTTGAACATCAGATAACTTATTCAGAATTTCCTGTGTTTTTTCTTTTACTGAATAATCAACGGTCAACTGATGAAGTTCTCTGGCGGAAGAAAAGACGCCTTTCAATGCATCCCCTGCCCCTATAGCAGCATCAGTAATTCGAGCAATTATCCCTTTCTGTTCCGACATGGCCATTTCCTTTCTGACAGTGTGAGAACCGTCAGGATACCACGCGCCGGGCGTGGTTAAACATCCCGGCACTTACCCCCTGAATCATCCATTGCTGTGTGTAGTCTTTGCCCCGCTCACCGGGGCTTTTTTCTATCTGAAAGCGCATCCGGCTAACCGCTACGCCTCGCCCGCTGGCGGCGGGTGCGCTCCCCGATAGCAAAAGGAGCCTTCCCCATGAATTCCTTGAAACAGATGCAACACCGTCACCGTGTGACTGGTGCGGATTTTCACACCCCGAAAACGCGCGGCCTGCTGTACCCGCTGGTTTTGCTGTGCGTTGCCTTTTCCATCCTCTACTTAGCGAGATAGCAGAATGCAAATCACCACCTATAAGGGTTTCAAGCAAGACCTAACCTGCCGCGGCTTTCAGTTTGAGATGGGCAAAACGTTCGAGCACAAAGGCAAGGTAGAAGCCTGTTCTGGCGGTTTCCACTCCTGCGAGTACCCGCTCGACTGCTTCAGCTACTACCCACCTGCGGAAAGCCGTTACGCCGAGACCATCGCCGCCGGTGAGGTCAGTCGTGAAGATGGCGGCGACAGCAAAATCGCCAGCGCCACCATCACGATTAAGGCCGAAATCTCCATGCACCAAATGGTGACCCGCGCGATTGAGTGGATCTGGAGCAAGGTTGACAGGTCGTTAGAACAGACCAACACCGGCAACCGCTCGGCGGCCAGCAACACCGGCGACTACTCGGCGGCCAGCAACACCGGCAACCGCTCGGCGGCCAGCAACACCGGCAACCGCTCGGCGGCCAGCAACACCGGCGACTACTCGGCGGCCAGCAACACCGGCGACTACTCGGCGGCCAGCAACACCGGCTACCAGTCGGCGGCCAGCAACACCGGCGACTACTCGGCGGCCAGCAACACCGGCGACTACTCGGCGGCCAGCAACACCGGCGACTACTCGGCGGCCAGCAACACCGGCGACTACTCGGCGGCCAGCAACACCGGCGACTACTCGGCGGCCAGCAACACCGGCGACTACTCGGCGGCCAGCAACACCGGCGACTACTCGGCGGCCAGCAACACCGGCAACCGCTCGGCGGCCAGCAACACCGGCTACCAGTCGGCGGCCAGCAACACCGGCGACTACTCGGCGGCCAGCAACACCGGCTACCAGTCGGCGGCCAGCAACACCGGCGACTACTCGGCGGCCAGCAACACCGGCGACTACTCGGCGGCCAGCAACACCGGCGACTACTCGGCGGCCAGCAACACCGGCGACTACTCGGCGGCCGAGGTGAGCGGATCTCACTCCGTCGCCGCCGCTTTCGGCATCGAAGGCAAAGCCCGTGCATCCGAAAACAGCGCGCTTGTTCTCTGCTATCGCAACGACGAAGGCGAGCTGATCCACATCCGTGCCAGCAAGGTGGGCGAAAACGGCATCAAACCCAACACCTGGTACACCCTGAACGAAAACGGCCAGTTTGAAGAAATTGAGGAGTAATCAATGAGCCTGGAATCAAATCTCGAGTTAAACAACAAGCTGCTCACCCGGCAGAACGAGCTGGCCGAACAGCAAAACACCCTGCTGGCGCAGCTGGTGAGCACCTTCTCCAGCGGCAAGACCTTCACCGCGGACACCCCGCATCAGCCCAAAGCCGAAACGCCTGTTGATAAAAAAGACAGCGCGGGACCGTTCTACCTACGACGCACCGCCGACGGCGCGTTAAATCAGGTGGGCACCGAATCCGCACGCGACAGCATGCTCTCCGATGGTTATGTCGAAATCGGCAAAGCGCAATTCCAGCAGCTGAAGGAAGAAGCCGAAAAAACACAGGTCAAACCGATCTCCCTGGAAGACCAGCCGCTGGCGGTCGCGGTGGCGCTGGCGGTGCTGTACGGCACCCAAGGCATTGTCGTGCCCGACGCAGCCATGATCGATAACGCCATCAGCATCACTGAAACCACCAACGGCGACGAGCGTGACGTGCAGATCGACGCGCTGACGATGGCGCTGAAAGGTGTTGACCGCGCAACCAAACTGCACGGCGCCGGCGTGTTCGACCTCGCATTGCAGATGGTTGAGCATTGGGACGCGCTGCCGGGCATCACCGAACGCCGCGCCTATGCCGACCTGCTGCTGGACACCCCGAAAGAGAAGCGCGCCGACGTGAAGCCTGCCAAGCCGAAGGCATCGGCCAAAGGCAAAAACACCGAGACGGTAACCACTACCGCCGGGGCCGAAGCGCCGGACGCTGCCGCGCTGCTGGATAAAGGCAAACAGCTGATCATCCAGAAAATCGCACCGAAGGCGCCGGCGGATCTGCGTAAAACGCTGGATCTGTTCGGCCTGAAAAAACTCACCGACTGCCCGGAAGAAAAACTGCCAGACGTTGTGGCGGCGCTGGAGCAGCTGGCCGAATCCCTGGAGGCGTGATCCATGCCTGAGCAACATGCACGACTCAGCCCCTCAGGGGCTGAAAAATGGATGAACTGCGCCGGCAGCCTGGCGATGGAAGCCGGGCTGGTTGACGAAGGTTCCGAGTTCGCGCTGGAGGGGACTGCAGCGCACGCGCTGGCGGAGATCGTCCTGCGCAACCGGCTGGACCCGACGCTGGCAGGCATTGAGCTCCAGGGCGGCCAGAACGCCACCGACTACATCGGCACCTATCCGCTGGCAAAAGGTGAAGGCAGCGCCGGGCCGCAGGTCACTGACGACATGGCCGAGTTCGTGCAGCGCTATGTCGAAACGGTATGGGCGCTGGCCGACGGCAACAGTCTGCTGGTTGAGCAGCGCGTCGACTTCTCCGATGTGGTCGGCGTACCGGAGCAGTTCGGCACTGCCGACGCCGTCATTATCACCCCTACTGAGCTGCAGGTGCACGATCTGAAGTTCGGACGCGGCGTGAAGGTGGACGCGGTGAACAACAAGCAGCTGCAGCTATACGCCCTCGGCGCGCTGGAGCAGTTCGGAATGCTGCAGGACTTCGAAACCGTCCGCATGTTCATTCACCAGCCGCGGATCGGCAACGAATCAGAATGGGCGATCAGCGTCGAGGAACTGCGCGCGTTTGGCGAACAGGCGCGCGAGGCCGCCGCCGCTGCCATCGTCACGGCGAACATTGCCGAGTGCGAAGGCATCGACACGTTGCCGGCCGACGTATTCAACCCGGGCGAAAAACAATGTCGCTGGTGCAAAGCGGCCGGCGGCCTGTGCAAAGCCGAAGCGCAGCATCACCTCGACACGATGGCGGGCGACTTCGTCGACCTCACCCAGCCGCTGGCGCCGCAGCTGGCCAACGCCGGACAGCGCATCGCGGTGTTGACGCCAGAAGAACTGGCCGCGCTCTACCAAAACGTGGACGCGATCGAAGGCTTCTGCAAAGGGTTGCGCGGGCGCGTCAACAGCGAACTGGCAGCCGGGCACGCTGTGCCGGGGTTCAAACTGGTAGAAGGCAAGCAAGGTAACCGCGCCTGGAGTGATGAAGAGGCCGCACGCGCATTGCTGAAAGACACCTTCCGCTACAAGAACGAGGAAGTGTTCGACTTCAAGCTGATCAGCCCAACCAAGGCCGAGAAGCTGATCAAGAAGGAGAAGCCGCGCCGCTGGACGAAAGTTGAAGCTCTGATCACCCGTGCCGATGGCAAGCCGGCCGTCGCCCCCGAATCTGACCCGCGCCCTGCGCTGGTCATCAATCACGAAAACGACTTTGAAAACGTGGATGCCGTCGAGGCAGCCGCGGAATTTATCTGAGGAGAACACACTATGAAACTGACTTTACCTAACTCACGCCTGACTTTCCCTTCCCTGTTTGAAGCCTCAGATTTTGATGGCGACGGCAATTTCAAATATCGCGCGGGTCTGCTGATCCCAAAAGGTAGCGACAACGATAAGAAAATTTGGGCGGCGGTTAAGCAGGTCGCAAAAGATGCATGGGGCGCTAAATACGAGAGCATTTTGGAAAGTATCAAGCACATCCCAAACCGTGCGGGCTATCGCGATGGAGATGTGAAAGGTGCAGAAGAATATGCAGGCTGCATGTTCCTAAATGCGTCAAACAAAGCTCGCCCGTTAGTGATCGACCGCGACAAAACGCCTTTGGTTGCTGCGGACGGTCGCCCATATAGCGGGTGCTATGTTAACGCGATCGTCACCGTTTATGCCTACGACAACAAAGGCAAGGGCATCGGCTTCTCACTGGGCGGCATCCAGTTCTTCCGCGACGGTGACGCCTTCGCTGGCGGTGGTGTGGCCAGCGGCGAGGACTTCGACAGCATCGAGGAAGGCACCGACGCGGGCGAGTTCGTTTAACCCTTCACTCCCCCGGCCGCACGCCGGGGGCGGAGTTCTCCCGAATGCGAATTTATTTATCGGTATTGCTGATCGTGGCAATGGCCGCGGCCGTCTACGGCTTCGTCGTGCCGTCGCTGATTTCGACGCGCTTCTCTTTTGCGGTGCTGCTCGGTTTCGCGATCGGCGCCCTGTTCCCCGCTGTGGTCGCCTTTGTGGCCTATCGGCTTTTGTACCTCCCCATCACAAGGAAATTTAAGCGATGAAGAAAATCATTATGGCTGCTGCGCTGGCGCTGTCCGCCCTGGCTCTCACCGGCTGCGAGCGCGCCACTGTGCCGGCGGGCTATGTCGGCGTGAAAGTGGACCTGTACGGCGACACCAAAGGCGTACAGCAGCAGGAAGTGGGCGTCGGTAAATACTGGCTGACCTGGAACGAGGAAATTTACCAGTTCCCGACCTTCAACCAGCTGCATGTCTACGATCAGCCGTTCAACTTCCAGACCAAAGACTCGATGAGCGTGTCGGCAAAAGTCGGCGTCGAGTACTACGTCGACCAAAGCAAGGTTTCGAAGGTGTTCCAGACCTACCGCAAGGGGGTTGAGGAGATCACCAGCGTTAACATCCGCCAGAACATCGCCGACGCGCTGATCAAAGACTCCGGCACGATGGACATCGGCACCCTGGCAGGCGAAGGCCGCACGCAGCTGCTGGACAACGTGACCAAAGCCGTTAAGGCCAAGCTCGACCCGATCGGCATCATCATCGTGAAGCTGAGCTGGACCGACGATCTGAAGTATCCGCAGCAGGTTACCGACTCCATCAACGCCAAGATCGAGGCCACACAGAAAACGCTGCTGCGCGAGAACGAGATCGCCCAGACCAAAGCCGAAGCGCAGAAAACCATTGAGGCGGCGCGCGGTGAAGCGGAATCCAACGTGTTGCGCGCCAAGGCAGAATCCGAAGCGATCACCGTGAAGGCCAAGGCAGAGGCCGACGCTATCGCGCTGCGCGCCGAGGCGCTTCGTAAAAACCCCGAAGTGTTGCAGCTGGAAGCGATCGGCAAGTGGAACGGTGAACTGCCGCAGTACATGACCAGCGGCGCCAGCGCGCCATTCATCCAAGTTAAATAACCACTCCGCCCGGCCGCGCGCCGGGTGTTTTGGAGAGCGGGCGATCGCCTGCTGCCCAAAGCATAGAAAAGAGGCACCTACCAATGCAAAAACTCTGGCTCGACCTCGAAACCTTCTGCGAAACCCCGATTAAGAACGGCACCCATGCCTATGCGGAAAGCGTCGAGATCATGCTGTTCGCCTGGGCAATCGATGACGGCCCTGTCAGCGTGCACGACTTAACCGAAGACCAGCACCTGCCGGCTCAACTGCTCGCTGCGCTCGGCGATGAGAGCGTGCTGATCTACGCGCACAACAGCCATTTTGACCGCACCATGTTGCGCCACGCGCTGCAGCGCCAGCTCCTTGGGGTCGTTGCGGGCGGCGTTGAGCGCTGGCGCGATACGATGGTAAAAGCGCTGGCGCACGGCCTCCCCGGCGCACTGGGTGCACTGTGCGAAGTGCTCAACGTCGACACCGATAAGGCCAAAGACAAAGCCGGCAAGCAGCTGATCCAGCTGTTCTGCAAGCCACGGCCGAAGAACAGCAAGCTGCGCCGCGCTACGGCCAAATCGCACCCCGCGGAGTGGCAGCGCTTCGTTGAATACGCCGGTCTCGATATCCACGCCATGCGCGCCGTCGACGCAAAATTGCCAAGCTGGAACTATCAGGGCGCCGAGCTGGCACTGTGGCACCGCGATCAGAATATCAACGACCGCGGCGTATGCGTCGACGTCGAACTCGCTGAAGCGGCGATCGCCGCCGTTGGCGATGAACAGCAACGCCTGGCCGAGCTGACACAAGCCATGACCGACGGCGAAGTCCAGGCGGCTACGCAGCGTGACGCCATGCTCCGCCATATTCTCGAAGCATTTGGCGTCGATCTGCCTGACATGCAAAAAAGTACGCTCGAGCGGCGCATCAACGATCCCGACCTGCCCGCGCCGTTGCGCGAACTGCTGACCATCCGACTGGCGGCCTGCACAACCAGCACCAGCAAGTATAAAGCGCTGATGAAGGGCGTCAGTAGCGACGGCCGGCTGCGCGGCACGCTGCAGTTCTGCGGTGCCAGCCGGACCGGGCGCTGGGCTGGGCGACTCTTTCAGCCGCAAAACCTCCCGCGCCCAACGCTGAAGCAGGAACAAATCGATCAGGGCATCGAAGCGCTGAAACTCGGTGTTGCCGATCTGGTGTTCGACAACATCATGGAATTGACCAGCTCAGCGCTGCGCGGCTGCATCATGGCGCCGCCAGGTAAAAAGCTGGTTGTCAGCGACCTGTCGAACATCGAGGGCCGGTTTCTCGCTTGGCTGGCCGGTGAGGAATGGAAGCTGCAGGCGTTCCGCGATTACGACACGTTTATCTACGATGCCGCTGGGCAACGTATTTGGGATGAACTGGCAAAAGATTACCAACGCGCCGGCCACGACCTCTACAAACTGGCCTATGCCCGCGCGTTCAACATGACACCTGAAGATGTCGATAAGGCGATGCGCCAGATCGGCAAGGTGATGGAACTGGGGCTGGGATTCGGCGGCGGCGTGGCGGCATTCGTGACGTTCGCGCTGGTCTACGGGCTTGACCTCGAAGACCTGGCCGACGCCGCTCTGCCGAACATCCCGATCGCCATCCAGCGAGAAGCGCAAAGTTGGTGGCAGGCGTCGGTTAAGCAGAAAAAAACCTATGGCCTGTCCGAACGCGTGTTCATCACCTGCGACTCACTGAAGCGCCTGTGGCGCAACGCACACCCTGAAACTGTCAGCCTGTGGTCAGAACTGGAGAACGCCGTACGCCGCGCCATCGCGCAACCGGGCAAGCAGTTCAACTGCCGGCGGCTGAAGGTGCGCAAAGACGGCTCCTGGCTGCGTATCGCCCTCCCATCTGGCCGCGTAGTCTGCTACCCCGGCGCCGCCATCGTCAAAGGCGATATCACCTACATGGGCGTAAACCCTTATTCGCGCAAGTGGCAGCGCCTCAAAACCTACGGCGGCAAACTGGTGGAAAACGTCACCCAGGCCGGGGCGCGTGATGTACTGGCCGGCAACATGCCGGCGATCGAGGCTCGAGGCTATGAGATCGTTCTGACCGTGCACGACGAAGTGATCACCGAGGCGCCGGACAAGGATTACTACTTCCACGACCAGCTAAGCCGGCTGCTCGCCACTAACCCCGCATGGGCACCAGACCTGCCGCTAAATGCTGGCGGGTTTGAGGCCTATCACTACAGGAAGGATTGATGTAATAGCTAATCTGTGCTACTAAGTGCCACGAAGTTTTTACGGGGTATTTTTACCTTAAATATTAAATAGTTAATGGTGTGAATTATGAGTGTGAATACCGATGAAAGTTATAAGCATATTCCTTTAAAAGAAGGAGAGGTTTGCCCTAAAACTGGGGTTTGGACTGTAGGTGAAAATAATAGCTTTGTTACTAAAGAAGTCTTTGAAAATGAGCTTTGCAAAATAATTAACGAAGGTGAATTAGCGCCCAGAGTTCCTTACGGCCTACCTTATTGGGTATTCTACAAAGAGTGTTAACCAAGGTCAGCATTAACATACGCCTCGCATCTGCGGGGCTTTTTTATGTCTGGAGAAAGCAAAGTGACCTACACCCGCGAGTCAACGATCGAGCGGCATCTGGTAGCACAGGTTAAAGCCGCCGGCGGCACCGCCTATAAATTTACCTCACCCGGGCGCCGTAGTGTGCCCGATCGTCTGGTGCTGCTCCCTGGCGGCCGGGCTGTGTTCGTCGAGTGTAAAGCACCTGGCGAACAGCCGCGGCCCGATCAGGTACGCGAGCACAACCGGCTCCGCGCGCTGGGCTTCGATGTGGTGGTTTTGGACAGTAAAAATATGGAGGGAATATTGTGAAAGGCTCGAACATTCTCAACTGGTCGCGGCGTGCCATCTGGTGCGCCGTTTTAGCATTATGCGCCAGCTTCTGGCTCGGCGCATTTGGGTTGGTGCTAATCGCTATTGCTGAGTCAGCGCAATAGTTTATTAGCTATTTTGTACCGGGCCAAATGTAAGAAGATCCTGAACCGACAAGAAATCCAAATTTAATCCTCTTATGTGAAAGAATTTTATATATTTTATTCAAAGATTTTTTTTCGTCTCTTGTAGGTGCAGAAAAAGCATACTCTATAAGGAAATCTATAGTTGGGGTTTTATTATAAACCTTCATAAAGTTCAACTCTAAGTAAGTACCACCCCCTGGTCGAACCTTTACAGCTTCTTCATTACTATCGCGAGGGATTATAATTCTTAACTCCTCCTCCTCCGCAAAAGACGGGTTTTTTATGGCACATACGATATACCTTAGCTCCTCCTTATATTCGCTGATTAATAACTTACGCACATCTTCGACACTTGAAACCCTCTCTAATCTGGAAAACAACCTATTAGCTAACTCCGCTAAGATAGAGTGCTGTTCTTTCATGGAGTAAATAACATCTATACATTTAGCCTCTTTATAGTAGCTAGGGATGGCAGCTATCAGCTGCGTATTCAAGGCGAAGGAAATACCATCTTCTTGAGAGTACTTAACCCACTGGCTAAGCAAATTCCCTCTTTTGCTTAACGAAACACAATATAACCCTTGACAAACATCCTCTATGAAGAATTTATTTAGCTCTTCAACCAAACACTTTCTTACCTCCAACAGTATATTTTTCTTTTCCATAATGATACCTAATTGGTCAATAAGTCTATCTTTAGCGTAGGTTACTTCTTGAGCATCATTCATTTTACCCAGCTCAGATGCCCAAAAAGCCCCAGAGTTTAATATATTCTTGAAATTATCTAATTTAGTATAATGGAAGTAAAAGGGTTTCCCATGGTTCCGTACTACTCCTTTTGCCACGTAAGCTATATAGTTATGTGAGGGAGAAAACTGGTCTCCTATAGCTCCGTCAAAATATCCAATGCTTTTCGAGTTAAATGGGAAGTGCCGCTCATTAACAATAGGTAGGCCTGTAACAATAGAACTAGGGGCCGGACCGAGCAAATCTCTTTTATCCAACATGGTAATGTGCCTCAGTTATTTCTATATAGTATGAAATTTATCGCAATATTCTAAAAAATCGCAATAGATTTTTTTAATAAAAGGATAAAATATTATGGCTCCTTTTAGCCCTCGCCCCTATCAAAACCTCATTATCGACCACACACTCCAGGTACCCCGCTCCAACGTCTGGGCGGGCATGGGTATGGGCAAAACGGTGGGCACGCTCAGCAGCCTGGAGGCGCTCTACTGCTCCGGGGAAGAAACGCAGCCGACGCTCGTTCTGGCGCCGCTGCGCGTGGCGGCTAGCACCTGGCCTGACGAGGTCGCAAAGTGGGGGCATCTGCGCAACATCGAAATGCAGCCGATCGTCGGCACGGTCAAAGAGCGTGCCGCGGCGCTGCTCAACAGCAACGCCAGCGTGTTCACCACCAACTACGATAACCTGGTGTGGCTTGTTGAGCAGCTCGGCGGCCGCTGGCCGTTTGGCACAGTAATCGCCGACGAGAGCACCCGGCTGAAGTCCTTCCGCCTGCGACAAGGCGGTAAACGCGCCGCGGCGCTGGCCAAGGTGGCGCACAAGCACGTGCACCGCTGGGTTAACCTCACCGGTACGCCGGCGCCGAACGGGCTGATCGACCTGTGGGGTCAGGCATGGTTCGTTGACCGCGGCGATCGGCTGGGGCGCACCTTCGGCGCGTTCACCTCGCGCTGGTTCAACAGCATTCAGTTCCCAGGGCAGCAGTGGTCGAAACTGGAGCCGTGGCCGCACGCGCAGGAGCAGATGCAGGCGGCGCTCGCCGACGTGACGATCTCCCTCGATGCCGCTGACTGGTTCGACATCGACGAGCCCATCCACAACGTGATCCGCGTTGAGCTGCCGCCAAAGGCGCGCCAGCAATATCAGGACATGGAAAAAGAAATGTTCCTCGAGCTGAACGGCACCGACATCGAGGCACTTAACGCCGCGGCCAAGACAGTGAAGTGTTTGCAGATCGCCAGCGGCGCCATCTACACCGACGACGCAGGCAGCTGGGCCGAAGTACACGACGGCAAGCTGCAAGCGCTGGACAGCATCGTGGCCGAAGCCGGTGGTATGCCGGTGTTGGTTGCCTACCACTGGAAACACGACCTCGAGCGGCTGCTAAAGGCGTTCCCCAAAGGCCGCCAGCTCGATGCAGACCCACAGACAATCCGCGACTGGAACGCCGGCAAGATACAGGTGTTATTCGCGCACCCAGCCAGCGCCGGCCACGGCCTGAACCTGCAGGATGGCGGCAACATTCTGGTGTTCTTCTCGCACTGGTGGGATCTGGAGCAGTACCAGCAAATTATCGAGCGCATCGGGCCGACGCGCCAGGCGCAAGCCGGCCACCGCCGGCCGGTGTGGATACACCACATCATCGCCGCCGACACCACCGACGAGATGGTGATGGAACGGCGCAATTCTAAACGTGAAGTGCAGGACATCCTGCTGGAAGCCATGAAAAAGAGAGGCATGTGATGGGCGAGAATCCGATCGTATTCACGCGGGATATTCTGTCCCGCTATCAAATTTCAGAAAAGACGCTGTGGAAATGGCGAGACAAAGACCAATGCCCAAAGGGGTTTAAGTTGCCCTTTCCGGCACCGACGATCCCCGGCAGTCCAAACCGCTGGCGCCTTTCCGATGTGCTGACCTGGGAAGACGCCAACAGCGCAAAGTAAGTTACCCTGTAACCCCTCTCACATAATCCTCCCACACTCCCAACCAATGCCGCTGATCGTCCATGTAGTCGTGCAGATTGTAATGCGCCATCGTCCCTGTCATCAGGTGGCCGAGAATCTTCTCGATTACGTGCGGCGGCGCGCCCTGTTCCGACAACTTTGTCGCCAGAGTTCTTCGCAGGTCATGCATCGACCACGGCTTCATTCCGGTGCCTTCGAACACGCGCCGCGTGTAGTTTGCGGCAACCTGCGGCTGAACAGGCCTATCAAATTCTTTCCCAGGCATGGCCCGCTGTGAGGTAACCACATGGCGGGTATTCACCTTTTCGCGATGGGCCAACAGCAACGCTTTTGCCAGCGGCGGCAGCGCGCGGCGCACCGCCACTCCGGTCTTATACTCTTCTTTCGGCACTGTCCAGGTGTCATCCTCAAAATCAAACCAGTCCCAACACGCCCGGCGGATCTCCGCGGTGCGGCACCCGGTCAGCAGCATAAACCGGATAATCAGGCGCGCCTCGTCGGTCTGGTGGTCATCCAACCATTGCCAGGTTTGCCGGATCTCTCGATCTGCGAGATAGCGTTTTTTGCGCGTCGGTGCTGTGCCCACGTCACGCGGGCCCAGCCCTTCCAGCGGATTCGCCGCGATATACCCCCGATTGACGCAAAACTTAAACGCTCGCTTGCACAGTGACGTCATGTAGTTGGCCATGACGCTGCTATCAATAGAGTCCAGTACCTCCAGCCAGTGCATCCGGGCAGTTGACTCCATCCGCAGTTCACCCAGCTTGGGTTTGATGTGCTTGCGGTACACCTGCAGGTAATAGTCGATCTTAACCGAACCGTTCGGCCGGCAGTATTTGTCGATCCAATAGTTGAAGGCCTCGTCCACCGTCGGCGAAGCGTTGCGGGAAAGACGCTCTAAACGAATTTTTTCGCGAGGATCGAAACCCTCCGTCAACCAACCGCGCAGCACCTGGCGCCGTTCGCGGGCCTGTGCGATAGTCATCGCGGGGTATTCGCCGATCGATAGCTGCACAGGCTCTTTCACCCACCTGTAGCGGTAGAAGAACGTAATTTTGCCGGCTTTGCTGATCCGGGCGTTCAGTCCGTGGCTATCTGAAATGATCTCTATCGCATCGCGTTTTTTACCCAGCGATTTTTTCAGCTTCGTGTCTGTCAACAT